TACCTGAAGGGCAGAATTCTGAACTCTACGACCAAGACCAAATCCCTTCATATTACCAAATACAATGAAGGGGGTATTAGCAGCAGTAGTTGCAGGCATTTTGATTACCTCAGAATACGGATACCCAAAAATAGTCCCGGGCACACCCGCGCCAATATGACCATCCATGAAAATCGGGCGATTTTGAGAATCTTTCAGAGTCCGGACATAATGCAGAATAGCTCCAGACATGAAATAACGGGCACCCTGTTTCCGCAGACCGTCCAATTTGGCAATCATAAGAGACAAATGATCACCAGACATTTGACTAAACATAGTAGAACCAGACATGGTAACGGAGTAACCGCAGGCGGCAGACAGAAGACCGGAAACACCACCGTAAGAACCGCCACCAGTACCGTTAAAACCAGCATCGTCAAGAGTCAGTCCAACAGCCTCAGCCAAAGCCTCAGCCAACCAGGAAACGATGTCGGAGCGAGCATCCAGCATACTATCGTTACGAACAACAGAATAGGCAGACAACTCCAGATTCTCAAGTTCGACTTCAGACAGTTCAGGGTTAGACTCAATAGTCGTATTACCCCAATATGCAGCAGCAGCTCCAATTTCAGCCGGGAAAGACTGCTTATTAGAAGTCATATCCCACATACGAGCAAACTGCAGAATTATCGAAGACTCACGAGCATAATGCAGAATCTCAGAATCAACAATATCCGGAAGGACAAATACGTTACCAACATCACCAATGTCAGTCTGGGTAGACTTAGTTCCATATTCAGACCGTAGTTTACTCATAGCAACGGGATCTTGCAAAACATTTGCACGCAGGAAAAGTACAAAATACTTGGCCACTTCCAGACGAGTAGGCTCGTCCATCTTATGACCAGCACTTGTAATTTTTTCCATCAATCGCCGACCCTGCTTTGCCTGATCGTAAGCACCAAAATACTCTTTCAACTCTTCGGGATTCATACCACTGTGAGTTTGAGGAAGAGTGAAACCGCGTTTCATCAACTCTTCATAACTTGCCAGTTTAGCCTCAATCTCTTCCTGTTTCTGTCGAATATCACCAACAGAACCAGTAGCAAGGGCCAAATCTTTTACCAAACCTTCTAACTCTTTAATCGGATTATCCATTATTAATCTCCTTTAGGGATTTAGCGATTTTATCGCTTCTTTTAAAGCCTCGGTTATAGTTTTAACAACTTTTGCATCTTCCTCTGAAAGTCCTTGTTCTACTGTTTCGGTAGCCCCATTGTCAATTGGACTGGGCGCTTGTTTATTGATAAATTCCTGAAGACCTGATAGTTTCCCATCAATCTCAGAAAGTTTCTCTAAGGTTGCTGCGACGGATACCTTATCACTCATCGTTTCCTGAATATCCGAAAGTTTTAGTGATAATGCCAACAAAGTTTCTTTTATCTCTTCCATTTCTTTTTCCTCCAATTCAAAATTTTTAGGAACTTGGTGTACTTTTACTGTTTCCTCTTCAAACTCAATATCTTTTCCAAGTAACAATTCATTTAAAACATCTTCCTCTTTTACTTGCCCTTTTAACTCCTCAATTACTTCTAAAGCACTCTTTCCATTAAATGCCTTAATATAAGCATCGGTTTGAATAGCTGAAGGGTTTGATGGAACGGGACAAGCAGACAATTCTAAAAGTTCCTGTTTGACAAACTTTCTCCCGTTCCAGCCATTAGGATCTGTTTCTTTATCCAATGGCTCCCATTCAATAGGGATAAATCCAACAGAGGACGCATTAAGAATCTTCTCCCTAAAAAGTTCCAGAATCATATCTGCAAAAGGATAAATCCCTTTTGACGGAAATTTTTCATGGAATTCAAGTCGGTCAGGATTCTTTCTACGAACAACTTTAACAGCTGCACCAATAGGAACAGAATGATAATCATGAGCGTAAAGAAAAACAGGATTCTTCAAAAAACTATCCATTACCCATCCTTTAACACTAATTACATCCCCGTCTCTATCCAGAGATTCATCTGTTCCTGTAATAACAAGAATTCTGGTTTCCATATCTACAGATTTGACCAATCCAACACGGTCTGAAGCAAAAAGTTGTTTCCCATCTTTCTGTAACGGTACGCCTTCTTTATCTAAAATTTTGTAAGACATTTTATCCTCCTATGATTTTATGTTGATATATTCAACACATCGGCAATTAATGGTTTCTGAAGCTGCGCCCATTGGATCGCCAGGAAAACGTAAAGTGGAACCACTTCCTAATACCCATGATTGCCCAATAGGAATACTTAATCCGTGCATTTGCCTATGTGTTCTCCTAACTTTTTCATCCAATGCGGTAAACCAAATCTTCATTTTATATTCTGATTTCTGCATTTCAATACTTCTGCCATAATTTAAAGCTCTGCTAATCTCAGTTATTGAAATTGTCATTGCTCGTTTTGTAGCACTTGCAAATACTCCTCTGAACTTTCCAGCAATTTGTTCGATAGTTTCACTTGCTGCCATGCTCAAAAGTAATTGTTTTCGTATATCATTTTTAACCGTGTCAATAACCTTGGTTAATTTAAGGGGAGTGTTAACTAAATAACTGATAATTTGTGGATCATTTAAATTAAATCTTGAACTTACATCAATCTCTGCTGCAAGCGTTAATGCTCCATAACGTAAAGCTCTTTCGTATATTGGAACTGTGAAAACGATTAAATCCCTACGTTCGTCCATATACTCTTCAGTTTCAACATCTTTTGCAGCTTTGATGTTCAAAAGTTTTAGAGTTTTCTTTCTCATATCAAAGAAAACTCTCCTTATCTTTGATTCAAATTCCCATTGAATCAATTCCATTCCTCCAACAATCTCCCTCCACCTTCTCCCAGCCGCTTCTTCTTCCTCAAATGTAAAACCATCCTTAATCATTACTGCTTTCGGCTCTTCAGGTACAACGGGTTCTTCTTTGGGCTTTTTCGGTTCTTCAGGTACAACAGGTTCTACTTTAGGAGCATTCTGAGGCCCTAATGCTGGGTTTACTCCCATCAAATCAATGGTACCATCAGGAAGGACTTTAACTGTATTTGATGGAACATACCAAAAATTCCTCCAGGGTTTAGAATCAAACCCCAACTGCAAACGAGCATTAATTTCATTTGCAGCATAACCCATTTTAAACAACTTATCACCAGTATCTACTTTATCTTTAAAATCTGCATGAAGGGCTTCAACATTGGATATATCAAAAATTATTTTATGAGTAACATCATTTTTAAAAATAACTGCTGTTAATGCAGTTTCAATCATTCCCATCAAAGGTAAATTCGTTCCTTGCCACCACTCTTTTCGTTCTGTTGTAGCTGTAGCAAAGTTCAAATCATCCGTAATAGAAACAACAACTTTCTTCATTCCAAAAATCTGCAAAATGGATTCTCTGTTCATCTTCTTCAATTCAGGGAACATCATGTCTTTTTGAGACAGCCCCGTTTGCGTGAACTTTAATCCATTATCCAGAATTGCTAATCTATGACCTTGTTGAAATCCTTTATGCTTATCTTCAAACTGTTTTTCTATTCTGGCAAACTGACTATCATTAATTCTATTCTCACTTGACAGAATACCACCAGGAACAGCTCCCTCATCAAAAAACTTTTCATTATAAATTGATGTTTTGTAATCTGTTCTAATTGGTAATCTGCCAGCTTCAATCGGTGCCATACCAAGAAACGGGCTTTTTGGATTAAAAAACTTAATTGAAGCAACTTCATCTATTTTTAAAGGAATACCTCTTATTTCCTGCTTAGGTTTGTAAAGCCATCCTTCTAACTGATTTGAATTATCACTTATAACAGGTTCCATACTCCCCTTTGTTATAACCCACAAAGCTGTATATTGTCTCGATCCTGGAGGAAACGGCAAAATCCAAACATGACCAGACAATAACAAATTACTTATTATTGCACTAATGAAATCAAATTGGGTAGGATTAGCTGTATTTGGATTGTCTAATAACTTCTGAAGGGGGTCTTGGTCTGGAACTGTAATCCAATCTTTACCCTTCTTTACAACAACAGTCAAAGGTACTTGAGCAATTGCTTTTGCAGTTGTTGAAATACAAACATAGACTAAATCAGATTTGTAATAAGGATCAGTTAAAACATCATCCCCAATTGGCATTTGCAAATTTTTTAAAAATATTGCATCCCAACCAGCTCCCGATTTAATTACATTGGAAGCAACCCGTAGTTTATCCAGTCTATTCATTAGTTTCTTCTTTCTTTAAATCAATAGTTAGAAAATTAATAATGCGTTGGACCCAAAATCCCACACTACTAATCCCAACAACCAAAATGCCACACCACATAATCATGTCCCAAATTTGAGTAGGCATTATTTTGTTACCACATTTCCTTTGACTTTAGGTTTAAATTTATTAGTTAAAAGATAATTTTGTACTTCTTCTTTTCTGATGTCAAATTTTTCCTCACCAAACTTAGTAATTATTTTGAGCTTATCATCATCGTTCAACCTATCCCAAATTGTAAAATATTTTGGTGTTGCATCCATCATAAAATTCTCTCCTTATTAATAATGGTAATATTAATATTTGCAAATTTGATACCAATTACAAAAACCTCACAGTTGGACCAAAGTTACAATACTCTTTTGTGTAGGTATGAAGTGCATAACGCATTGCATCCATAGCGTGATTGTTAAATTTAATTGGATCATCAAGAATTCGTTCAGTCTTTCTATCTTTCTTCCAAGAGTAGGAACGAATTTCCTTTAAAATATTAGTTGCAGAATCCATAACGTTCAGTTTATATCGTCTAACTGAATCTATTCCATCATGAATATCTTTTTCTGCTGGAATAATATTAAAACCTGCATCTTCAAACTCTTTTATTCTGTCTGGTTCCGCAGAATCAGCA